GCAATGGTCGCATATGTGCATAGGACCATTGCACGCGGCGTTGTTATTGAAAAGTTCGATACAGACCACAACGTCAAGGTGGCTAACGGGTTTGCGTTTACAATCACGTTACGCCAGATAAGGGTTGCCAAGGCGACACCCATTGTCAATATGAAGGTTCCTGCAAAGTCCAAAATACAGGAGTTAATCAAGAAGGGACAGCAGCAGAAGGAAAAACCCAAAGCTATCAAAGAGAAGAAGAAAAAGCAGGATAAGAAGAAGGGCAAGGAAAAGGATAAGAGTACCAAGGCGGTTAAGTCCAAAACAAACGGACTTACACCAGCTCAAGCCGCTGCTAAAAACGGTAATAGGGTGAGTAGCTAAAGGGGGCGGGTAGTTTGGAGGCCAGGACGGAAGAAAGGGACGCTATCAGCATCGACAAGGAAGATATCCCCTATGAGTTTCAAATGGATCTTGACGGCACTATATATACGTTTGTCGTTAAGTACAATTCCACATTTGATTATTTCACAGTGGATCTATCAATTGACGGCGAAGTAATAGTATACGGTGCGCAGCTCATTTACGGAACGCCACTATTTACGGGTGTTACGGACGAGAGAATACCAAGTACGCCGCTTGTCCCGTTTGATGTGGCTGGGATGGAAGAACGCATAACATACGACAACATGAATGAAACCGTGTTCCTGTTTGTGATGGATGGTGAACCGAATGGCTGATTTATTTGGGAGAGTTGTAGAGTTGTATGTAAACAAGCGCATGTTTTCCGGTGACGACTTTACAATTTACTTTGATGTGCATTATGACGTACTCACTACGGACAACGTAGCTAAGATAAAAATATACAACCTGTCCGACAGTACCATTCATAACTTCGGCAACAATCCATATGTGATTCTAAACGCGGGATATAGAGGGGATGTGGGAGCTATATTCCTGGGTCTTGCCAAGAGCATTACAACCACCTGGAGCGGCGTAGATAAGATAACGGAGTTCGAGGTTTCGGACGGAGCTGACGCGTATTACTCACAGCCTATCAAAAAGACGTATGCCAAGGGTGCGACGGCACAATCTATCATAGCCGACATTTCCAACTTCACAGGTATTAAGATGGGCGAAATAAAGCTTCCAAAGAACTATGTATACAAGTCCGGCAAAGCCATTAAGGGAAAGCTTACGTCAATTATATCCGGCATCGCTAAGGACTGCGGGGCAAAGGCATATGTCCGTAATGGTCAATTGTTTATTCGTCCGGCTACCGATGGTAAGGTAATAGGTTTCCAATTGGACGTAGCTCATGGGCTTGTGGGCACGCCTACACCAGTCGATAAGGAACTTGATTTAGGCGACAAAAACAAGAATAAGAAAAAGGTTCATGGGTTCAAGGTGCTATCTCTGCTCAACCACCGGATAACAACCGATGCTGTAATAAAGCTGGTAAGCCAAACGGCAAGCGGGAATTTTAGAGTTAACACGGGACGGCATTACTGCACTGACAACGATTTTTACACGGAAATGGAAGTGTTTCCGGCATGAAAAACGGGCGCGATTTTGTCCAGGCTTTACGTAATCAGCTTTCGGCGGACATAAACACCGCTGCACTCGCTAAAGTGGAGAAGTACGAGAATGGCAAAGCGGATATTACGTTGTTCCCTGACGGTGACATGATTCTGGATGTTCCGGTAGGGACTATACAAAGTGCGGGATTTTACATCCATGTCCCACTTGAACGGGGTGACTTGGTTATGGTTGCGTTCGCACAGCATGAGACAGATGGCCCCCTTAACGGAGGCAGCGTGGACAGCGGGCGCGAGAAAGACATAAATGACGCGATCATAGTTGCCATGTTAAGCACGTCTCTGGAGCCATTCCCGAACGTCTCACCTGGTTCACTGGTGATGGGTTCTAAAAAGGGACAGTCATATATAGCCATAAAGCCGGACGATAAAATTGAGGTTGTCGCACCGCAAGGGCTTAAATTAAGCGGCAAGAGCAAGACGGAGGAATGGTGATATGAGAAGTTGGAAATTAGACGATACAAACGACTTTGTTTTCGACAGCAACAAGACTATGCAAATGGTAGAAGGTGACGACGAGCTAGTGCAAGCTGTTAGGATAGCCATACAAACGAATCTAGGCGAATGGTTTGTAAATCCTTTGTTCGGTTTTGATAGATTCGATGTGCTGGGCCAAAACTATGACGTAGAGCGGATAACGGATGATATAGCTTATGCCATGTCCCAGGTTGAAAGAGTGGACACGGTAGACGACATCTATACAGAGTTCGACAGCGAAAAAAGGAAGCTGATTATATCCTATGTGTTCACCAAGGTAGACGGTGAGCAGTTAGCGGATATGGTAGAAATGGGGGTTTAGGAATGGCTTACGCAACGGATGTATTGACCGCCAAAGGATTCCGGCGAATCCTTTACCCTGAATACCTGGAGATGGAACAGAACAGGGCTAAGGAGCTTTTTGGGGAAGATGTGGACCTGGGGGACGAATCACCTTTAGGGCAATGGTGCAAAATGCTGGCATTCGACAGGGCAGAGGAAAATGAGCTAGCCGAAAGAGTGTATCTATCTGCTAATGTGGACAATGCCGAGGGCGTGGCATTGGACTACGCTGTAAAGCGTGGAGGGATAACAAGGTTTCCGGCTAAAAAGGCAAGCGCTACCCAGGCATTGAAGGTTACTCTTTCTCCAGGTGACACGCTGGACGCCGGATTCTTGGCAGCTAAAGCGAATGGAGTGACATACCGGACTACAATTGCAGCGGCGGACACAGACGGTGATGGGTTCGTTTACGCCGACGTGGAGGCTGTGGAGACGGGTCCTAGCGGAAATGCAGATGTGGGGGAGGTCTTAGAAATAAAAACGCCTACAGCGGGCGTTACAGGCGTTACAAACGTAATTGCAATTACAGGCGGACGATATGCAGAGACGGACGCGGCTTTAAGATCCAGGTATTACAAGAGTATCGCCAAGGGCGGATCATCAACGACGGACAGCATAACGGCCTCTTTGTTGGAAATTTCAGATGTTCGGGCAGCGATCACGTTTGAGAATGACGCAGATACAACCGACGCGGAAGGTAGGCCGCCTCATTCTGTCGCGCCTGTGGTGCTTGGAGGCACGCCGGAGGAAATAGGCAAGGCCATATTATCCACGAAGGCGGGTGGTATAAAGTCTTATGGATCTGAAAGTGTAACAGTGAAGGACAATAGCGGAATCGACAAGGTAATGGGGTACTCTTATGCCACAACGGTCCCTGTTTATGCTAACGTTACCATTCATAGAAACGCTTTGTTTCCTACGGATGGAGCTAATACGGTGGAACAACAGGTGATTGAGTTCATCGGCGGGAAAGATATAAATGACGCAGAGTACCCAGGGCTGGGAATGGGCGAGGATGTTGTACATGCCAGGTTGATTAGAGCTATCGCCGTTCGTGGCCTGGACGATCTTATCATTACCATGCGTAAGGGCGATACAGGCGAATTCACATCCGACAATATAGAAATAGGATCGACAGAAGTTGCGGAAACGTCCGCTGCAAGGGTGGTGGTAACGGTTGTTTAATCTTACGCCTGTATTAGAGAAATTTGTCGATAGACTCACGGACAACTATAACAAGAACCCTGACAGCAACGTCATGAAGCTTGCCAAGCTCACAACCGATTATATCCAGGGCAACCAGGACACCTATGACAAGATAGCGGAATGGCGCGACATTGACCAGGCAGAGGGTGCGGCTTTGGATCTTATCGGGGCAGATGTGGCGCAGTATCGCGGGCAAGCTCAAGACGACGTTTACCGGATAATGATCAAGTCCAAAATCAAGCGGAATTTGTCGGACGGATCTATTAACACGATAATAGATTTTATGTCGTTCCTGCTAAGAATCGACGCGTCGGAGGTACACATTACAGAGGAATATCCGGCAGCGCTGCACATTGAAGTGCCAGCGGATGCAGCTTTTAAAACAGGTCTTACACTTAATCAATTCGGCACGCTTGTAGATATGGTAGTTGCTGGAGGCGTTAGGACTGGCGTACTATTTAAGGGATCATTCTTTTTCGCGGAAGGTCCTGGAGTGTTTTCGCCGGACGGATTTTCGAATGTCGAACAGACAAACGGCGGTACGCTGGGCAAGGTGTACGATCCTGCAAACGACTACGAATTACCATTTTAAGGGGGAAACATTATGGCATTTTCGGCAGAGCTTCCAATATGGCTAAAAGACGGTACGGAGCCGTCGGAGTCCAAGAAAACAGAGGGGTGGCTGGTCGGTGAACATCCGCCAGCGGATTGGTTTAACTGGTTGTTTTTCAATAACTATATGGCTCTGAAAGAGATCCAAGAAAAAGCTGTGGAAAAAGGTGTCTTGGCAGAGTTTCAGGAATGGGCTACAGGTCTTTTAGAAGACTTTGAAACCAGGCTGAACACGGTAAATAGGGTTAACGTTACCCTGAACCCAGGCGTGAACGTCTTGAACGCAGCCAAGCAAGCGCCTTTCTCTCTGGAGGGACTTGCGGGGGCTATGCGTGTAAATATTATGGGGCGTGCTGGGGGATGTGAATCTATAGGGGCCTGGTCTTCTAACGTCGCTTTGGTTTCGGATACAGCTAATAAAACTAGCGGCCTTGCTTCTTTCAAGCTAACTTTGAGTACGGCTTCGGCGCAAGCATCCTACACATTCCTGACTACACCAGGAAAAAAGTACGCTATCCTGGCGGACTTGAAGAACGGAAACACGACCAAAGCGAGCGTATCTGTGGCTAATTCCGGTAAAGGCAATGACGTGACAAGCGCCTCTGTGTTTTCGCCGTCGTTCATGCGCTTTGCGGCTACTGATTTTTACCACAATGTCATGATCACAGGAACGGGCGCAAGTGGAAACACGTTTAATATGGACAGTGTACGTATCTATGAAATAAGCGAGGAGGATTATGCGGCAGCGGCGAGTTATACGGCAGCTCAAGCAGCGGCTAAATGGCCTTACGTAGACAGTGTAATGCCTGTACGTAATCCATATGCAATTCGGTACGGGGAGAATTTGGTTCCGCCGTTTCACGAGTGGACACGCGGCGACAGAGCTAAGGTACTGAATCCATATAAGTTGGAAACGGTAGCTACTGTATCCGTGGATCAATCTAATGTATACGTGCCTGTAAGTCCAGGGAAGGTCTACACTTTTACCGCTAAAGTTAACGGGCGCGTGACTGTGGTTGAGGTAGATGATTTGGGCGCCGAAACCACAGTGTACAGCACGACCGATAATGAGAATAGAGATGTAACAGTGACGTTCACGACCAAGACGACAACCAAGAGAGTAAGGGTTTTCGCCACAAACACAGGGGCGGGTACATTCACTTTAGAGAATCCTATGCTCAACATCGGCAGCATAGCCAAACCATTCAAGCCGCGTGAAGACTCCATGCTGGCCTTACAAACAGACCTGTACGCCGATCGGGTTACGGGCGCTAATGCGGATACGGTATTCGAGCGTGATGGACAATACTTTAAAAACAAGAATTGGCGAGGGCTGACGCTTGACGGTAATCAACCCTGGACGTACTTTGATACAGGTACGGGGTATAAAGGTGTCAGGCTTGTGGTTACCGACGGTGTGACAGACAGTGAAATAGTAACGAAATATGACGGAAAGCTAATTCCGCACGCTTTTCCTGTCAGTTCTGCCGATCAGTCTTATCTTAGCGCTTCTTCCACGGCCTTTGGGCTTAGTATATCGGTTGCAGACAGTGGATGGGCTGACAGCTACACACCTACAACTGATGATATCAAAGCGTATTTTTTCGGTTACAAGGCGTATGACGCTAACACCATCACGCCAGCAAATGCCCAAACCATGACTACCGCCACATGGAGCGGTACAGGTACTAAGTATTGGGTTCAACGCGTGGGAACTCCTACTTTCACACAATCCGCACCGCAACAGTCATATGCAGGGTATACACCGTACCAGCTCGTATATCAACTCGCAACTCCTACTGTGGAACCTATCGTTTCAGAGGGGCAATTATCCTTTGTTGAGGGTGATAATCAGGTTGAGGTAGGTACGGGGATGATTGTTAGGGAGGGATCAAAACCCGCACCGTCTGGGTCGCCTAACGTCCGATATTGGATTAATGGTTCTTTAAATGGACTCGGCAAACTTACTGAAAGACCCAATAAAATTATCGCTATTTATAAAAACGGTAAGAACGATAGTTGGGAAATGGTTTCTCATGCCGATGTTGACAAGAACACATACGGAATTACCCAGGCATCTATCACATCTGCTAAGTTTGATCCAGCAGCGTCCTACAGCGTAACATACCTTGTGCTTGACAATTATCCAGTCGTACCGTTCACAGGCTCATACGCAGCCAACGAAAAGACACTGCTCGCAGACTTGGTAGATGGCGTACAGCAAAACACGGCGCGGGTGTCAGTGCTGGAAAACAAGAAGGCTGACAAAGATAGCCCAACCTGGTTAACACCTACATTGCTTAATGGGTGGGCTAATTACGGATCAAACAACACAGCAATAGGATACAAGAAAATAGGCAACCTGGTTGTTATTAAAGGAGTCTTGAAAGGCGGAGTCTATACAAGAAATGCAGAATTGTTCAAGCTACCTCCTGGGTATAGACCGCTAGAGCGCAATATATACCCTGCCTATGCTGGTGATGTGTTTGCAGCTGTTTGGGTTAATGGGTCAGGAGTCGTTGCAATAGATATAGCACAAAGCAATGCGTCTCTTGCCATTTCCATAGTATTTGAAGCTGAACAATAAGGAGGTTTGAAACATGAAAGTAGTACCTAAAGTAAATACAGACGGCCTCTATATGAGTGACATACAAGTGGACGAATCGTTTTTTGGAGTTTCGCCGCTATATGCCGATCAGGTAGAGGAGGAAAATATACCGCCGAAACCAGTAGGATACAGCGTAGGTATACCGATCAAGATGGAAGGACTATATAAACCTAAATTCGACTTGTTAAAGTGGGACAAATATCAAGAGGATGTTAACGCAGCTCAAGAGGCGTATGCATCCGCGTTGGATGAATGGGAAAAGAATGGTTCTTCCAAGGATGAAATGCCGTTGTACAACCATCCTGAGCAGCCGGAAAATCTATGGTCCGAGGGTATGAGTCAGGCGGAAATAGATGAACTAAATAAGAAAAGCGAAGACAATTCGTTAGAAGATAGGATGTCCGACCTAGAAAAAGCGTTTGCAGATTTTGTCATGTCGGGTTTATAATAGTGTCGAAAGGTGGTAGTTAAAAGATGGCATGGTCAGCAGCAATCATTAACGTTATTGCCCGCGCTTGTATCACAAGGTACAACGAGGGCGAGCGGGAGATTACGGACATCGTACAAAGTTATGGGTACCCAAA